GTCGTGGCTGCACCTCGGCGCACGGTGCCATCTTCTTCGGTGCGCTGAAAGCAAACGCCATTCACTTCCCAGCCACCGGCCAGCAATTCGCGCAGCTTGCGCCTGGGCAAGCCTGTGAACGTCTGCACAATAGTTTCGCCGTCTGCTTGTGCTGGCTGCTCAGGTGTTAAGTCCCGCTTAATAGCTGCTTGCTCAGTCACCCGCCCACAGTTCTTGCACTTTGTCCCAGCATACAGCGCGTGATTGCAGTGGTCGCATCCTTGTGCTGGCTGCTCTGCCCTCAACAGCGCAATGGTCAAGGCTTGGTCGGCTGCTACAGCTTCCCAGTCTGTTTGTGCTGGCTGCTCTGCAAGTGCTTCGCGCAGGGCGGTGATGGCTTCGTTGCGGACAAAGGTCCATCCCGGCGACATGAGTGATGGCTGCGAGTTCTCCAGCACCAGCTTCATTGCATCAATGTGGTTCATGCTGTGAGTCTTTCAAACGGGTTGCCACCGATCCAGCGCGTGAGCGTGTGCACGCCTGGTCGCGGTGCGTTGATCATCTTGGCTTTGCCAGCTTTTGGCTTTGAGGCAGGCTTGACGATCACCCCCCAGACGTTTGCTGGCGTGTTGAACTGACCAACCAGCCTTTGTTCTATGACTTTGATTTCACCCATGTCGCGCAGGTGCCGGACGTAGTGGTTGGCGTGTGGCGCAGACATTTGCAAGACCCCAGCCAACTCAACGACAGTCATCGGGGTTTTGCGCAACAAATGGCGCATCTGTTGCAAGCGGGCGCGTGATTGTTCGGATTGAAATTTAGTAGTCATAGCGGCGCATCCTGCCTGTAATGCTGTCGGTCATGTCGTGCGCCATAGACGCCGAAATGAATGGAATGTCGTCGGTCATGTCATCAAACCCGTCACTTGCACCACCTGTGTTCGCGGGCGCTGCAGCCGGGCGCTGCTGGCGCTGTGGGGCAGCCTGGCGCTGTTCGCCATCGCCACCCTGACGGCTGCCAAGCATTTGCATGGTGTCGGCCCTGATGCCGGTGGCGAATTTCTCCACCCCGTTTTTGTCGGTGTACTTGCGCGTCTGCAGCTTGCCTTCGACGTAGACCTGGCTTCCCTTCTTGAGGTACTGGCTGGCGATTTCGGCCAGCTTCCCGAAGAAGCTGATGGAGTGCCATTCAACGCTCTCCTGCATTTCTCCGGTCTGCTTGTCCTTCCACTTTTCGGTGGTGGCCACCCGGATGCTGGTCACAGCATCGCCGCTGGGCAGGTATCTGGTTTCAGGATCGGCCCCCAAGTTGCCGATGATTTGGACTTTGTTCAGTGATGCCATGATGTTTCCTTATGCGGTTTCAATAACTTTGCGCTGGCCGTTTGGCTGCATGGGGCCGACGATGCCGTTCTGCTCCAAGATTTCCATGACGCGGGCGGCTTGGTTGTAGCCAATCTTCATGCTGCGCTGGATATAGCTGATGCTGGCTTTCCCTCCTGGCGCCTTCACCAGAGAGATGGCAAGCTCCACCAGGCTGTCGGGCAGCTTTGATGCGGCCTTGATGACTTCGGCTTTTGTGGCGCTGCCTTTATCGGCCTGAGTGTCAGGGGATGAGGCGAACAGATCGGGCGGGCCTTCGATGGACACATGGGCGTCGTCCTGCACCAGCTTGGCAAGGCCAGACACCTCGGATGCCAAGGGGTACACAGAAACGGCGCAGGTGAGGGTCATCACGCCACCGTCGCGGGGTTCCATCGCAAACTTCTTCACCTCACAGCCGACGAATGTCTTGCTTTCGATGGTGAAGCTCGCGCCCGTGATCAGGTTTGAAAACGCGACCGGCTGCAAGTACATGTTGCGGGCGATCAGGGCGTCCGTGTTGCCCCGCCACAAGAAAGCCTCCAAGGCGTCATCGAAGTAGGCGCACAAGCGGCGGTCCACATGCTTGATTTCCAGCTTGATGTCCACGGCAATGATCTTGTCGTCCTCGGGGCCTTCCTTGCGGACGTTCAGGTGCTTGATGGTTGCCGCCCCGTTCACCTTGAACGGGGGGCGTTTTGTTGCTTGGTCTTGCATGGTGTTGCTTTCAAAAAATGGTGGGCGGCGCGTCCTTCTCAGACCGGCGCTGGGTGGTTCCTGCTATCGCCTTCGCGTTAGGGTCTGTCGGCGTTCCACCTTCACAGACCCACAGGTGCAATCCCTGCGGCGTGCCGCCCGTAACTGTTCAGGCGCGGCTCGCGGCCAGCGTCTTTTCTTCAAAGGCGCGAACGCCTGGGATCTGCATCGTTTCCTTCATGGCCTTGGCCATCTGGTTCAGCGCGGAGGCGTTGACCTCGACCAGATTGAGAAACGCTGGGTTGGCGGCGATGTAGGAGATAAGCGCAGCCTTGTCGGTGCACTCGGCCTTCCACACGCTGCGCTGGCTGATGCCTGACACCTTGGCCACGGACACCTCGACCACGGGGGCCGTCATTACCTGCGCCGTGGCGGTAATACTCGCGGCCTCGATGGCAGCCTGGGCCTGCACCTCGGCGGCTTTCTCGGCATTGCCTGCTGCGATCAGGGCGTCGGCTTCGGCCTTGGCAGCGGCTTCCTTGGCGGCTGCTTCGCGGGCCAGGCGCTCTTGCTCGGCACGCACCAAGGCCTCGGCCTTGCGGCGTTCTTCGGCGGCGATGCGCTCCTGCTCGGCTGAATAGGTGAGCATCTTGGCCTTGATGATCTTTTCGGCTTGCTCAAGGTACTGCGCCGGGCCACGAAACAGATCGTTCACGGCCTTGAGCGCCTTGTTGATCGGGCCGGTGATGGCGGTGCGCTGCGTTTCCAGCGTGGTGGACTTGCTTTTGATCGCCTTCAGTTCGTCGGCGGCAAGGTCGTAGGTTTCCTGCGAGTCGATCACCATGGACTCGACCATGGTCAAGGCCGCATGGGCACGGCTGTTTAGCTGGTTGGCGTCGGGCGCGTGGATGGCGGCGAGTGGGGCGAGGATGCTGTCGGTTGTCATGGTGTTTTCTCCTGGGTGTTGACGTGTGAATTATATGGTAGTTTTGCTACCGGGCGGGTAGGGTTTCTACCCGTGTTTTTGAAGAAAGTTGTTGATCGTGATGAGCGAGGCAAACGTTGGCCAGTCGGCGGCGTCCGACCATTCCAACAGCCGGTAGGTGCCGTCCTTGCGCAGCTGCACCGTGGCGCGGCTGGCGGTCGTTTCTCCCAGCGCGTGGGCGTAGGCAGCGGTCTGCAAACCCCAGACGGGGTGCGATGCCACGCTGGTCTTGATGTCCAGAACGTACCGCTTGCCGTTGAGCAAGCCTACCCGGTCCACCGTCCCCGCGTAGCGCATGACCGGGTGAAAGCACTGCGCCTCAATGTGCGTCCATTCGGGTCGCATTTCGGCGGTGAACAGACGCCAGGCGTCAACGTAGCCCGCGATGGCCGGGTCGATGCTGTCCTCGTCTAGGATGCCTTTGTCAAGGTATTCGCAGCACAGGTGCACGGCAGTGCCGCGATCCTGTGCAGGGACAAGGATGCTTTCGGGCACACCGTCGAAGCTGTGCAGCGCCTGCAGGATGCTGGTCACGCCCGGAACGGGCTTGCCGTTCCAGAAATACTTATGGGCGGCTTCGTCAAACGTCAGCATCGAATCAGCCCTGCGTCATCAGGTGGTTCTTGATCTGGTCGAACTGCTCTGGCGTCATGGCGTCAAGCGATTCAATTCCCAGGTGCTCAAGAGGCACGCTGACCTCGATGCCCAGCGACTTGCACTTGTTCTCGATCCACTTGAGCTGGCCTGCTGTGACCGGCTTGGCGGCGGCAGTCGCTGCGGGCTGCGCGGACGTGGCCTGCGCGGGAACGTCATCGATAACGACTGCCTCGGGTCTAGCCCGTGGCATGGTCGTGCGTGGCTTCTGAATCACCTCGCCCGTGTTGCCATCAATCACGGTGCCTTCAACAATGCGCTCGGCCTCGTCTTGGTCAAAGATGCCGCCATACCCGAAGGCCAAGCGAGCGCCCTGAATCATCGCCTTGTGGCGCAGCATCCGCTTTGGGTGCGTTTGCCATGGGCCAGTGCCTCGGCGGCATTCGTCCATGTACTCGGTGACCTTGACCGGGTGGCTGCGGTCCTTGCGGTAGATGATGCAGGTGCAGGCTTGGTCGGTCTGGTCAAAGTCCATGCCGTCAAACTGCGGGTGGTTGTTGATGATCCGTGCCCAGCCGTCAACGCCGACCACGGGCACGATGCCGTTGTTCTTGTCTGGGAAGGCGTAGATTTCCTTCGTCCAAGGGTTCAGGCCGTACTGGTTGGCCACGACCATCAGCGCGGTCATTTGCGCGTCACTGACTTGGCCTTTGAAGGCTGTGGCCTTTAGGGTTTCGATCAGGCCCGAGCCGTCGCCCATGTCGAGGCGTTCGGCCAGTCGTGTGGTGAGTGTGGCGAGTGCGTTTGTCATTGGTGGTTTTCTCCTGTTGATGCGCCTGGACGGGTATCTGACTGACCCCGCGTTTCCTGGTGCATGTGCGTGATCTTACTACCCCGCCGGTAGCTTTGCAACTAGCGGGACAGCTCTTGTCGCTTTTTCGCTACTTGCCCCGGATTCGCTTGGCCTCGGCCCTGTAATGCCGGGCAATTTCGATCAGACCTTCGTGGCTGTATTTGCGCAGGATGGTGTCGGCCTCGATCAGCTCCACGTTGCGCAGGCCGATGCGAGCGACCAATCCAAGGCGGTACGCCACATGGTTCCCGGCCAGGTAGTTGTTGCAGTGCTTGCATTGCCCGTGGCAGTTGTCCTCAACAAAGCGCATGTGGGGGGCGCTGCCCACGCTGCGGTAGTGGCCCGCGTCGTAGGTGTTGGGTTCGTTGCTCAGGGTCGTGCCGCAGCTGATGCAGGGCTTTCCCGCGTCCCGGGCGCGAATAAAAGCATTGAAGGCTTGCTGCGCCAGCTTGGTCAGCTGGGGCTTGGTGCGCATGGCGTCCAGCTTCGCCTTGTCGGCCTTGCGCTCGGCTTTGGCTTCGCGCTCGGCCTTCTTCTTCACCAGCTCACGGGTGTGAGTCATGGCACAGACCGGGCTGCACACTTTCTGCATGGGCCGCAGGCGTTGGTAGGTGCCCTCGCAAACCTTGCACTTAGCGGTCTTTGGCTTTGGTTCAGTGTTCGACTGCATGGCGGGCCTCGATGGGGTAAACAACAACACCCCGCAGGGCCGCAACACTGTGAAGAAACTCCAGCCACTCGCTGAACTTCTTTTTCCCGAACTTGCTGGTGCGTTGGCCAAGCATCACCACGCCACCATCGAGGCCCATGGCCAGGCGGGCAGTCTCGCGCTGAAAGGCCGCAGTCAGGACATCTTTCCATTCTTCGGCGGTCATCTTGACCATCTGGCCATTGACCGGCCACAGCAGCTGATCGCTGAATGCTTCCAAGATCGGCCATTGAGCCGCGTTCTGGTCGAGCGTGCGGTTCACGTCGCGGATCGTCACGCACAGGCCATCAGGCGCGGTCTGCACGGCGTGGATTGCGTTTGCGCGGGCCTGTGGGTGCGCCAAGATGAAGACTCGGCGCTCGCTCATGCTGCAACCTTTGCGGCCAGGGCCTGCGCTGCGCGGTGCAGCTTGGCATTGAACCAGCGCCGGATTGCATAGCTGCGGGCCACGCTGATGACGGTGTAGAGCAACCCAATGAACAGGTTTTGTCCCACGCTGATCTGAAACCCGATCAAGGGCAGGATCAGAAGGTTCGCGCAGAAGTTGATGGCGTAGCCGATCAGAACGTTGATGCTCGCCTCAATCAGCGAGCCAATACGCGTCTGGTTCATGCCGCCTCCCGCATAGGCTGCAAAGCGCCCCACTGGGTAGCCATTGCGGACGCAATGCCGCTGTATGTCTCGCTTCGCACCTTCCACCGATCAGCAGACGGGGCCAGCTTGTTCTGGCCGCTGTCGGTCTGGTTTCCCCAGCGCGGTTTGCCGTTGACCATTCGTGGCTCGACGTACTCGGTCTGGCGCAGCGGCGGCAGGTTCTTAAGCCAAAGGCAGGTTTTCTTACTGGCGTCGTGGCCAAACTGGTAGGGCGTGATGATTTGGTCGGGCTTCCTGATCCGGCTGGAAATCACGCTGATCGGGTTTTCGATGGCGATCCGTTCGATGGGCGCGGCCATCAGCAGGCGCACAAAGTCCAAAGCCTCCTCTGTCAGTTGCGGGTCGCGCAGTCCTCGCGTGGTCCAGTGCATCCCGCTGACCGACAGGTAGGTGCATGGCGGGTGTGCGACCATCAAGTCCCAGCCGTTGTTGATGATGTCGAACACATCACCTTGGTAGTGCGGGCCGGGCACATCGGTTGGCAACAGGTCGCAGCTCATAGCCTCATGGCCAGCCCGAATAAATGCGTCACGGACACGGCCCGAGTATTCGCAAGCGATCAAAACTTTCACAGCAATTCCTTTCGTACTGCAAACGCAACTTCGTCGTAGCTCAAGGGTGTTTCCCAAGGCTCCGGGCGACGGACTCCAACACTTGCGCCCGGCCAGGACTGCCCTGGAATCGCTCGATAGCGGCAAGCATGGCCCCAGCCTGTCGCTTGTCGGGGTAGGCCGACAGCACCAGGCGCGTGCAGCACTCCAGGCACTGAAATTGGTACAGCCCGCTGTGTGGGCGTTCTTTTGATTTCTGGCAGGCTTGGCATTTCAAAGCATCCCCCAGCCGATGTGATTGTTTGTCCAGCCTGCGAGCATGAGGCCACCTTGGAATGCGGGGCGAACTTCGCTCATGCGTCCCTCGCTTTCAGCATGGCGTCGGCCATTTTGTAGGCCGTGTTTGCATATTCCATCGGCTTGCCATTCACGTCTTGCCGACCAAACAACGATTGCATGGCCATGGCCGCGAAAAAGTCGCGTCGTGCGCGGCGGTATCCGTACAGCACGGAAAAATAGAGACCGATCATTGCGATCAGCTGCAGGGTAAGTAAAAGCCAGTTCATGGCAGCATCCCCCACCCGATCATGAAGACCGTCCAGTAGACCTTGAGCACCAGGCCGGTGAACAACAGCACCGCAGCGGTGGCGGCAAAAAACAGCATGAGGTTTGCAAGGGCTTTCATAAGATTTTCCAGACCCGAATGGCGCGGGCGTGTGACTCGGGCCTGGTGGCCTTGATGTACGTGTCGGTGGGAAAGCACAAACCGCTTGCGGCGGCAGTGCGGGTGAAGGCGCCCCAAGCATTGATGCTCAGGGGGACAGGCAGACCGGCCTGCTCGGCGTAGATGCGGAACTGCTCAAACGTGAACAGCTCGCAACCGTCGTCCATGCGGTCACACACGAACATGCGCAGGTAGTCCATGGCCTGCTGGGTCCACTCCGGCCCTGTTTTCAGCAGTGCGAGCTGCTGGCCTGTTTGTTTGCGCTGCTGCGCGATGGTGGCGGTCATTCTTTGCCTTTCAAAATGTCAAGATGAAGCGCCTCGCGGGCAAAGCGCAGCGTGGTGGGGTTTACCTTTTCGCCGCCCTCATAGCGGCCCATGATTCGGCGTGCCCATGCCCGGTGATCGACGGTATGGCCGGTCGATAACTTGGCCCGCATTTCGCCCAGCTTGGCCAGCTCGGCTTTCAGGCGCTCTGGGTCTGCCTTTGGCTCCGGCAGCTTTGGCATTTCTGGTGCCGGGGCATTGCGGCACAGCTGCTTAAACTCGATTACGTTGGGGGCGCGGGGAGGCAGGTTCTCCAATGCCCAGGCAATTGCGTCAAGGTTGTTGGCGAAGCCAGAAAGCTCATGGGACCAAGCGCTCTTGACATCAGCTATCGGAACATCGGCCCATTGCCGTGTCCAAGCCGCGCCATAAGTTGCGCCCAGCCTCTGGAAAAGGCGGTCAATTGCTTTCAGGGGTAGGCTCATAAAACAGCTCCGTTCCGGTTGGTGTGATGTCGATGGTTCTGGCGTCCTGTTCGTCCGGCCACTTTTGCCCGGTCATTTCCTCCCAGCGTTTGCGGGCCAGCGCCTCGTCGCGCTCCTTGAACGTCATGGGCATGGCCACGGCTCCCTGGCGGGTAGCCGTTGCGGACGTGACTTCGCGCTGAATCCACTCGGCTTTAAACCCCTGCCATCCACGGGCGCAGCATGTCTCAAGCGCGGCCTGCAGTGTCATCCCGGCTTTGGCGGATTCGCGCTCGATCCCTGCAAGCGCCGTTGCCGTCAGGGGTGCGCCCTTTGCCTTTCGGATCGTCAGGAAGTCCGACCAGACTTGTTCGTCAACATCAATCGGCTTTGAAATCTTCGGAGTACTAGCACTGCGCTTGCGCGGTGCCGTGTCTTTGTTTTGGTTTACGGTCTCTGTTTCTGTTCCGGTTACGGTTTCGGTTAAAGGTAGAACTGCGCGGGGCTTGCTTGCATATGTATGCAAGTGCATGGCATCGACATCAGGTGCAGGATGTTTGCTTTCCTTTGCGCGGGGCACGTTGTCCCATTTGCACATCTGCACGTAGGGCTTGTCGTCCACCGTGTAAAGCACAACCAGGCCACGGTCGTGCAGCTCCTGCAGCAGCGCGGCGCACTTGGCCACCGGCATGTCTTTGATCGGGAAACAGTGGGCTTTGATCATTGCTGCGCGACCGTCATAGCGCCCAAAGTCATCAACGGTCACAAGCAATCGGTAGAACAGGACTTCGGCAAGAGGCGAAAGCGAATCAATCGCCTCGCTGTCTCGCACTCCGGGCTTGAGGTATCGGGTTGGCATTTGTTGCCGCCTTCCAAACAAAAAAGCCCTAGGCGGGACTCTCACCCCGAAAGAGGTGTTGGCAGACCGGGCAGTACCGGCAGAGTCCCGTCTAGGGCTTACTACGAATCGCTGCCAAGCGATGTGGTGATTCTAAGACTACCTGCCGGGTATTCAATCAATCACCCACTGTTTCAGTCGGGATTTTGCTTTTCTGCAACAGCCGATTGCGTGCGCGGACAAACTCGGTAGCCGGGGTGATCCGTTTGGCTGGGTTGTGACCGGCCCGGGGCACGCCCGCCAGCAGCAGCTCCAAGTCAGGCTCATACGGGGCCGTGTGCCGACGAGCGGACTCAATAATGCGCAGGGCCTGGGGACCGCCGGGCTTCTTAATTCCGTACCTCAACATCCGAAAATACTTCAATGAGCTACCCAGGTCGGTGATGATCTTTTCCATGTTCTGGGTGCCCACGGCGTCCCAATACTCTCGCAGGTTCAGTGGTTTACGTGCCATTTGGCGGGCCTTTCTATGTTCTTCAATCGTGCTATCGCAAGGGAATGTTTGCGCCCCGTATGGTAGCCGTTCTCGGCAAGCGTTACAAGGAAAACCGCTGCCGTTTTCCGTAAGTAGAGCGCCCTTCGTCAGCGCACATCCCTGTTCAGTTGTCTCATAGTGTCGGCGCGTTTTACATTTGCCCCGCTACTTCCAGGGCGGTCAGTGTGCTACCTTGCGGCTACTGCGAGTCACCAGCGGGGAGCCTTTCGGCATGGATGTGAACGAGATTCGGATGCGCAACTACACGATCCTGATGCAGCAGTTCCGCACCAGGGAGTTGGATAGCGGGGAGCCTGAACGGGGCCTGTTAAATCGCTTTGGCGAATTCACGGGCGTCAGCCCCCGGTATTTGTCGCATGTGAACAACAGTCGAAAGCATCTGGGGCCAGAAACCTGCCGCCGGATGGAACAGGCTTTCAAGCTGCCGCACGGCTGGATGGATCACGACCACTTGGGAAGCCCGGCACCAGGCACACGCGCAGAGCGTGAATACCTGGAGCTGGCCCTAAAACTGTTCCGAGAATCGCCGCTTGAGGCGCAGTCGGTCTTGCTGCGCTACATGGGGGAAAGGATGATCGGAGCAAGCACGACAGAAAGGCCCGAGGGGGACCGTGAGCAGAAGGCAAGAAAAAAGGCGGCTGCGAGTCGATGAGCCGGTCACCGATGAATACCGCTTTGCGGCCCTGCTGATGGCCGTGCAAAAACGCCACCGTCAGGCTGTGCTTGATGTGTTGGCGTCGTTGTCCGTGGAGAAGTGCCAAGCGCCAGGTGACACGCCAAGCCGTAAAACAAAAAAGGCCCCCACACGGTAGGGAGCCTTTTTTACGATTCGTCGCCTGTCAGCTCTGTTTTGGTTATGCCTGCACCTTTGTTTTGCGACGGCCTGCGCCGTCAAACACGCTGTGCTTGCTTCCTAATGGGATGCCGCAGTACATCTCGCGCTGATGGTCCCGGGCGGCAGCCGCCACCGTAAAGCGCACCATGGCGCGGGCTTCGGCCACCATGCGGGCGGTGACGGTGGCGTAAAGCTGGCCACCCCAATAACGCGGGTCTTCGGTGATGTTTTGCATTGGGGTGCGCTTCATCAAGTGGTAGCCGGTGGCGCGGTCAGCGCGGTCGAAATATGTGTCGATCATTGTTGTCCTCAGAATGGTGCAGGCTCGGCCTGGGGTTGTTGGGGCTGGCGTGCCAGCTTTTGGATTTGGCGGATCAGGTCAGTGCTTGCACGCTCAAACGGGTCGTGCTGAAGCCACTGGCGCAGGATTTCTTCGCTTGGCGGTGGGCGGCGACGTGTGTTCATGCGTCCCTCTCTTTCAGCATGGCGTCGGCATGCATGTAGCGGCAAGTTGATCGCCAGCCCTCTGGAAGGATTCGCATGGGGCTGACTTCACGGAGCCGTTCGGCCTGTGCCTTAACGTCCTCATCGGTCGCATTGGCGGCGAAGTAGTCGCGCAGGGTCACGTGTCTTATATAAAGCGTGAGGTCTTCCTTGGTAACTGGAGGCATCGGATATCTCATGCTGCACCGCCTTTCTTGGCCGCGCCTCGTTCGCTGTACTTCCGCTTGAGGCGCGGGACCGGGCAATCGTAGGCGTGCCAGTTTGGTCGGTACAAGACACCAGCACCGCTTTCGTGGTCGCAAATGCGGCAATGTATGAAGGTCGAGCCGTGAACGCCGTAGTCATCGTTGTAGGTAGCCCGCTCAAGCAAGGCCTGCATGTCTTTCAGCGGTACGCGGCTCATGCTTCAACCCTCCCTCTTTTTTCGCCAATAATCTTGGCTGTGGCCTTCAGTTCTTCCAGCCGATCCAGCGCGTGAGTCCAATCGAGCGCAAACAGCTCAAAGTAAAACGTGCCCTCCTGAGTTTCAAACTCGACCAAGAACGGCGACCACTTCACTCCGTCGACGATTACGGTGCTCATGCGCCCCCCTTAATGCCGTGGGCGGCTGCAAAGGCCGCACGCATCCGCTTTGCGAATGGCTGTCGGCCAGCAACGATGTCATTTTCAAACCATGCTTTGATAGCGGCGTCGATCTGCTCATCCGTCAGCGGCTTGCGTTGTGGTGGGGTGGTGTAGTCAGCACGACAGCAATTAGATGCCTCACAACCCGCAGGTGAGCCACAGTGACCAAGAACACAGTCACCATCCCACGCCACAGGCTCCTGCTGCGGCTTCTGTGCAGGCTGGCCGATCAACACGCTCATCGCTTCGTGGAGCTTTGCCCACGTATCTATCGTCATGCCCATTGCATCGCCGGGTCCAAAAGCTGCCAATGTTGCTTTGATGTATTGAGTTGCTTCGATGTGGTTCATTTCGTTTCTCTTGTTGCTTTTGCGATGGCGGCGCGAGCTTTGATAACGGCCAAGCGCATACGGTGGCGGCTTTCCATGCCATCACCAAGTTCGTTAAACGCCTCGTCGTATTTTTTCAGCGCCTCCAGCAGCTCGGCATTCAAATCGTGCAGTCGGCGCAGTTCGGCGGCGGCTTCGTCGGCAATGTTTTGGCATCGACGCGGCAGAGATGACCCTGAGTAGTCTTCAAGCGAGTCTTCTAATGCGTCTGCCAGTCGCAGTGCTTCGGATTGTGTGCTCATACAGCACCCCCAGTCGCCTTGGCGATGGCGGCACAAGCGGCTTGCCATTCGGGGAACTCATCCCATTCAGCAATCTCGCCATTCAGGTGGTAGCCAGCAACGCCACGGCTATCTGAGGCGATGTCCACCATCTTTTTCAGCGCCTCCAGCAAATCAGGCGCTGCGGCGATCAGGCGGGCGTTGGCTTGGGTGACTGCTTTGTCCACCTCTGGTTCGTGAAAGCCGCACGCTTTAATGGTGTGCGTGACGTGAAACATTCCGGCTTTGATGGACGTACCATCAAATTCTTTCGATACGTACCACGGCCCTGGTGTGTGCGCGGCGCTCATGACGACCACCATGCAACAAGCAGTGCAGCCATGCCGGTGCCAATGGCCAGGGCCAGCGCATAACCCGCGATGCGCTCCCAAAGCGGCTCACGGTTGGTCAGGCTTTGGTACCCGGGAGTGAAATGGCACTCGTTCAAAGTGCGCGGTGTCTTGACGTGTGAGTTCTTCATGGTTTTCTCCGTGGGTTGTTGAAGGCCTCATTGTAATACCCGGCGGGTAGCATTTCATCAGGGTTTTCCCTGTTTATTGGCATCTGTTGCCACCGCGCCACATAGGGAGCGGATGCGAAGCTCACGGACATAACGCACAATCGCAGGTATCACAAAGCTACCTGCGAGGAACCCGTGAGCAACCAACTGAAAATCACCTATCGGCCAACTGACGGCCTTATTCCCTACGTGCGCAACAGCCGCACGCACAACCCGGAACAGGTCGCGCAAATCGCGGCAAGCATCCGAGAATTCGGATTCACCAACCCCGTGCTGGTGGACGAGGAAGGCGGAATCATTGCGGGGCACGGCAGGGTCATGGCCTCCCAAAAACTGGGACTGTCCGAAGTGCCCACGATCACCTTGGCAGGTCTGACCGAGGCCCAGCGCCGTGCCTACGTCATCGCGGACAACAAGCTGGCCCTCAATGCCGGGTGGGACGAGGAAATGCTCGCGCTTGAGCTGGCCGACTTGAAGGAGGCCGGTTTCGACCTGGAGCTGACCGGCTTCGGTGAGGACGAGATCAAAGGCCTGCTGGCCGAGGCCGAAAAGACCGACGGCCTGACCGACCCCGACGATGCGCCCCCGGTACCGGCCAACCCGGTCACCGTCCAGGGCGACGTTTGGGTGATGGGCAACCACCGCCTGTTGTGCGGCGACAGCACCAGCATTGCCGACCTGGAGCGCCTGTGCGCTGGCCAAATGGTTGACATGTGGCTGACCGACCCGCCCTACAACGTGGCCTACGAGGGCGGGACCACCGACCGCAAGGACGCCGCCAAGAAGGCCAAGAAGGTGGCGGCATGAACGGCGCTTGCACTCGCTGGGCTGTCCTGTACCGGCACGACCAGATGCCGATTGAGGGATGTGTTTATGCCGACAAGTCCAAAGCCATCAAACGCCTGAAAGGCATGTCTGACCCCACCAAGTTCACGATTGGCGAGGTCTGCGTCATGCCAAAAGAGCTGATGATGCGGCTGCTCGACGCCATTCCTGGCGGAAAGGTCGCGGTGTCTTGATGGCCGGGCTGACCCCAAAGCAGGAGGCGTTTGCCCTTGCCTACATCCAGACCGGCAACGCTTCCGAGGCTTACCGGCTCGCCTACGACACCTCGAAGATGACGGAAAAGAGCGTCAACGAGAACGCCAGCAAGCTGCTCAAGCACGCCAAGGTTGCGCCAAGGATCGCGGAGCTTCGCGCACCCGCCGTGGAAAAGGCCGGGCTAACACTGGAAAAGCACCTCGATGACCTGTTGCGCCTACGCAACATGGCGGTGAAGGATGCCAAGTGGACGGCAGCGATTCAGGCCGAGATTGCCCGGGGCAAGGCGGCGGGGCTGTATGTCGAGCGCACCGAGTTGACGGGCAAGGATGGCGCACCCATTCCCCTGACCAATGTGCCGGTCGATGAATACCTCAAGGCCCGATCCAAGGTTCTCGGGGAGTTCTGACGGATGCACGCCGATGACCCGGCCCGTCAGCTTGCGATCAGGCTGGAGGCGCGGCAGGACTTTTATTTCTTTGTGCGCCGGATGTTTCACGCCCGCCGGGGCTTTCGCTGGGCGCACAACTGGCACCACCAAGCCGTCTGTGATGCGCTGACCCGGGTTTTCAACGGGGAGTGCAAGCGGCTGATCATTAACATGCCGCCCCGGTACTCCAAGACCGAAATTGCGGTGGTGTGCTTTATCGCTTGGGCGTTGGGCCACTACCCGGACAGTGAATTCATCCACACCAGCTACTCGGGCACGCTGGCGGTCAACAACACGGCCAACGCCAAGATCATGGTGGAGTCGGACGAATACCGCGAAATCTTCCCCGAGGTGGCGCTTCGCCATGACAGCAACGCCAAGGGCGACTGGCGAACCACGGAGGGCGGGGTGGTCTATGCCCAGGGCGCGGGCGGCACGATCACCGGCTTTGGCGCGGGCAAGATGCGGCCGAAGTTCGGTGGGGCCATCATCATCGATGACCCGCACAAGGCCGACGAAGCCCGGTCGGACACGATGCGCAAGAACGTGATCGAGTGGTTTGGCAACACGCTGGAAAGCCGAAAGAACAGCCCCGACACCCCGATCATCCTGATCATGCAGCGCCTGCATGAATCGGATTTGGCGGGCTACCTGCTGGCCGGGGGCAATGGCGAAAAGTGGGAACACGTCGTGATCCCCGCGATCAGCGAAGACGGCAAGGCGCTGTGGCCAGCGAAGCACACGATTGAACAGCTCCGGGTGATGGAGCAGGCGAACCCCTACGTTTTCGCCGGGCAGTACTTGCAGCGCCCTGCCCCGCTGGCCGGTGGCGAGTTCAAGCCCGGCAAGATCGAAATCATTGACGCCATGCCCGCAGGTGCCCGCCTGGTGCGCGGTTGGGACTTGGCCGGTACCAAGGACGGCGGCGACTGGACGGCGGGCGGTCTGTTGGGCCTCACGCCTGACGGCCAGTATGTCATCGGCGGCATGGAGCGCGTGCGCGAGTCGCCCGAGGGTGTCGAGGCCATCATCAAGGCCACGGCCACCCGCGATGGCCAACTTACCACCGTGACGATCCCGCAAGACCCCGGCCAAGCCGGTAAGTCTCAAGTCAGGGCACTGACCCGGATGCTTGGCGGCTACCCGGTAAGCAGCAAACCCGTGTCGGGCGACAAGGTGCAGCGGGCGCGGCCATTTGCCGCCCAGGTCAACGTCGGCAACGTGCTGATGGTGCGCGGCCCGTGGAACGATGCCCTGCTGGACGAAATGCGCAACTTCCCCAACGGCGCACACGATGACCAGATCGATGCGCTGTCCACTGGCTTTGACGAACTGACGGCCAACAACTTCTCGATGCTGGACTTCTACGCCGACCGGGCGCGTGAAGAACAGGCATTGCGCGAGGCCAGCGCCTCCCCGCCGGATATCTCGCAGGTAGCCGGACTCTATGGATAAAGCGATAATTCCCAGCACCCCCCCCAACATTAGGAGTCCGAGATGGCCAACGCCCTTTATCCCAAGTTCAAAGAATCCGCGCTGCAGGCTGGCGTCAACATGTCGTCCGGCACCGTCAAGGTCGCCCTGGTGGACACCGGCACCTACACATACAGCGCCGCGCACCAGTTCGCCAGCTCGCTGTCAGGTGTGGTCGGTACCGCCCAGACCATCGGCAGCAAGACATTCACCAATGGCGTGTTCGATGGCGCTGATGTGGCGTTTACCGCTGTGTCTGGCGCTACGGTCGAGGCCCTGGTGATCTACGTTGACACCGGCAACTCTGCCACGTCGCCCCTGGTCGCCTACATCGACACTGGCGTGACCGGCCTGCCCGTCACCCCCAACGGCGGCGACATCAACGTGGCTTGGAACGCATCCGGCATCTTCGCCCTGTAAAGCGAGGTGTCAACCATGCTCAAGATTGACTTTCAATTTCAGACTGAGCACGGTTTGTTCCGTGATGCGCTGCACCTTCCTGACGATCACGGTTTGACGGATGTGCAGATCGAAGCCATGAAGGAACAGCGCCGCGACAACTGGATTGCCGTGGTGACCTCGCCGCCACCGGAGGAACCCGCTCCGGAATACATCGAGATTGATGGCGTCCAGTATGTAAAGGCGGTCTGACATGGCGGCTCGATATTGGGTCGGTGGTGCGGGCACCTGGGCTGCTGGCAATACTGCAAACTGGTCTGCAACGTCCGGCGGTGCTGGTGGCGCTTCGGTCCCAACTTCTGCTGACACACCAATTTTTGACGCCAACTCTGGCAGCGGGGTGGTCACGTTTACGAACAGCGGGGTTTCATCTGGCGCCCTCACAATCAACAACGCCAACATCGAGTTAAGCCTTGGCGCTGCCTATTCGTCAAGCGGTGCCATAACGCTAACCCAAGGGACTTTCACAACCAACAACTACAACGTCACGATTTCGGCGCTTTTGTCCAACAACTCCAACGTCAGAGCGATCAATTTGGGTAGTAGCACGGTGACGATCAGCACCGGCTTCACAATGACGACAAGCACCAACTTGACGTTCAACGCTGGCACATCGCAAATCAACTGCACCGGTTCTGGTATTAGCTTTGACTGCGGCGCGGGGCTGACTTTCAACAATGTCAGCTTTACCAACACCGCGCAAACCATCTTGACCATTGCAGGCCCAAACACCTTCAACAACCTGTCCATCGCAGGCCGCGCCACCGCTGGTTTCTCCCAAGTTGTAATTGGCGGCAATCAAACGATCAACGGCACGCTCACGCTTCCTGTTGGGGTTAATGCTGTTGCCCGCACATTTATTCGCGCAAACGCAAACGGCTTCGCTAGTACCATCACCGTTAACAGCATTGCTTCCGGTGCTGCTGACATTGATTTTCGTGACATTGAAATTAGTGGCTCTGTTGCTCCGATCAGTGGTACCAGGTTTGGGGACTGCGGAGGCAACACCGGCATCACATTTGATGCGCCCAAGACTGTGTATTGGAGAAACACGTTGTCGGCAAACTGGAACGCAGCCTCATCCTGGTCGGCCACGGTGGGTGGCCCCAGTGGTTTAGATCTGTTTCCATTGGCGCAAGACACAGCTGTCATCCCCGCCTCAACATACCCGAGTTCTGGCTCTGACATCGCCGTCAACGTGGGATACAACATCGGCACGATTGATATGTCGTTGCGAACGACAAACACAATGTCGTTGTCGATGAGCGCAAACACCACAATTTATGGCGATTGGATCACTGGATCAGGTGTCACGCTGGGCGGGTCATTGATCGGCCTTACATTTGCTGGCCGCAAAGATCAAAAGCTGACCAGCGCCGGGAAAAATTTTCAATACCGACTCGCGATTGACACCCCTGGCGGCTCTGTCACGCTTCAAGATGCGCTGAACATAACTGTCGGACAACAAAACGCCTTGCAGCTTACCCAAGGCACTTTTTCGGCGAACGGGTACAACTTAACATTTACGGGCACCAGTGGAAATTTCTCATCTCAGTCGGGAGCAAATAGGACGCTAGATATTGGCTCTGGGACGTGGACTATTGTGGCATCAGGGAGCACGCCAGCATGGAACATTACAAACTCCACTGGCCTGACGGTCACTGGCACTGGATTGCTTCGATTTACCTCCACGTCGTCAAAGATATTTGCTGGCGCTGGGATTCAGACCTACCCAACACTGGTGCAGGCCAATACCGGAACGCTGACCGTCACCGGCAACAACAAGTTCTACGACATCACCAACACAGCGATTGGCAGCGTGCGGTTTACGGGTGGGTCAATCAACGAGTTCACGAACTTCAACCTGAACGGCATTGCAGGCAACCTGTTGCAGCTTGGGTCCACAAACACGACGCAGGCGATTTTGCGCAGGTCCGACAACTGGAACGTCGGTGCCAATTCGGTTGACGCTGGCAACAACACTGGATTGAGCTTTATCTAATGCCAGCCAACTACCTTTTCATAAGCTACATCAACGGCCAGCTCGTTTCCAACGTCGAGCTGTCGCCGTCGCTGCTGAATAACAGCCAGCAATTCTTTGCGGCCACCGTGTCGCAAATGGGGCAGGACATTGCCCCGCCGCTCACGATCAATGACCAGGCTTTCTACGGGCCAACAGTCCGTAGCGCGACCACTGTCAGCCCCGCCAGGCTTGACAACGCTCAGGCTTTTTATGCTGCCCAGGTGTTGCGCGGGCCAGTTGCTGTGCTGCCCGCATTGGTCAGCAACGCGCAACAGTTCTTTGCGCCTGCGGTTACCCCTGGTGCCGTAATCCTGTCACCTGCGAGACTCGATAACGCTCAGGCTTTCTATGCCGCCACCCTGACGCCTGGCGCGGTGAATGTGTCCGCACCCCTGACGGTCAACGATCAGGTGTTCTACGCCGCCAACGTGCAGCCCGGAGCGGTGACTATTGCTCCTGATTTGTTGGGCAGCGAGTCGGCCATCTATGCGCCAGTCGTGGAGCTATCGGGCGCATTTGTGCAGCCCCCCAGGGTCGATAACGAGAGCGCGTTCTACGCTGCCACGGTGTCCGTGGGCGCTGTCGTTATTGCGCCGGGCCTGCTGGTCAACGCCCAAGACTTCCTGCCCGCATCGGTGGAGCCTGGCCAGGTCACGGTTCAAGCGCCACGCCTGGACAATGCACAGGCGTTCTATCCCCCGGCGGTGCAGTCCGCTGCCAGCAACCTGGCACCTGAGCGCCTGGACAACACGCAGGCGTTCTACGGCGCGACGGTGGAGATTGGCGCGGCCCAGCTGCTGCCTGCCCGCCTGAACAACGCACAGACGTTCTTTGGCCCGGTGGTGAGCACTGGCCCGGTCAGTGTGGCGGTGCCGCTGTTGGCCAACACCCAGGCCTTCTACTCGGCCATCGTGGTGCCCGTCGTCATCAGCCTTGGCGCACCTGAGCTGGTCAACGAGTCGGTGATTTATGCCCCAGAGGCATCGCCTGGCGCGGTGAACCTGCTGCCCCAGCTGGCGAGCAACAGCCAACTTTTCTACCCGATCACCCTTGAGCGCGTGGCTGTTGGCTTGCGCCCTCAACTGTTGGTCAACTTGTCCGACCTCTACCAGGCCCGCGTGCTGGGCTTTTTGCCCAACGATGGATCGAGCGCACGGGGCACGGCCAAGCGTGATGATGATGGCGATCCGCTGGTGACCAGAGGCAACGACTCTGTGGTGGCGGCTGACGCGAGGCGTTACATCGCGGACAATGCACGCAACATGACCGCTACCAGAGGGCCAATTCAATGACCTACCTTTCAGAACCCAAAGACCCCGCCGAGGTCGTGACCATCGGCTTTGACTTTTCCGTCGTGACCGACACGCCAAGCGATCCGGACATCAGCATTGCCGTGCGCTGGGGACATGGCCATCATCACACAGAGCTGGTTGCGTCTGGCGACCCAATTATTGAGGGCGCAAAGGTGTTTCAGCGTTTTACGGCTGGCACTGACCTGCACGACTACGATCTGAAATGCTTGGCGTACACGCCGACCGGCGACCGCATTTCCGTGGACTGCACCCTGGCCGTCCGCACCCGACCCGTGTAAGGAGTAAGCAAGCATGAACGCAAGAGCAAGCGCCGGGGGCGGTACCGTCACCACCATCGAACCACAACAGCCGCCCACCGGGCTGCTGCAGCGGCTGCGTGTCGCCTACCAGTTTGTCAGCACCGGCAGCACCGACTGGTTTGGCCCGCGTGACCCCATGCCCCCCGTGGCACCGGAGAACGTGGCAGGCCGCGCCCTGGACTACCAGACCGGCTACAACCAGAACCTGACACCCCGCGCCCTGGAGCCGGTGAGCTTCACCCAGCTGCGCGTGCTGGCCGAGTCCTACGACCTGATGCGCCTCATCATTGAGACACGCAAGGATCAGGTCAGCCGCATGAAGTGGAACGTCAAGCACCGCGACGTGAAGAAACAGCCGGACGCCCGCACGGACAAGATCAACAAGTTTCTGATGCAGCCCGACCGCGACCACGATTGGGACGTGTGGGTGCGGGCACTGGTCGAGGACATGCTGGTGATCGACGCAGCCACCATCTACCCCCGCAAGACCCGAGGCGGTGAGCTGTACGCCTTGGACCTGGTGGACGGGGCCACCATCAAGCGCGTGATCGACCAGAGTGGCCGCACGCCAGTCGAAGGCCCGGCCTATCAGCAAGTGCTTAAGGGTGTGGTGGCGGCTGACTTCACCCGCGACGAGCTGATGTACCGGATGCGCAACTGGCGCGTGCACCGCATCTACGGCTACAGCCCTGTTGAGCAGGTCATCACCACGGTGAACATCGCTTTGCGCCGCCAGATGAACCAGTTGCAGTACTACACCGAGGGCAACGTCCCAGAGGCCCTGATCGGCGTGCCCGAGAACTGGACCACCGAGCAGATTCGCCAGTTCCAAGCCTATTGGGACGACCTCATGGAAGGCAACACGGCCAAGCGCCGCCATGCCAAGTTCGTTCCTGGCGGCATGGAGTACCAGCCGACCAAGGACAGCGTGCTGAAAGACATGTACGACGAGTGGCTGGCCCGCATCATTTGCATGGCATTCAGCGTGTCGCCCAATGCCTTCATCGCCCAGGTCAACCGTGCCACGGCTGAGGTGTCGGCTCACACCGCCATGGAAGAAGGCTTGGCCCCCGTGATGACGTGGATCAAGAACACCATGGACGCAGTGTTGGCCCAACAGTTTGACGCCCCCGATCTGGAATTCGATTGGGTCGAGGAAGTCAACCTGGACGCCACCACCCGCGCCAACGTGCACAAGACCTACATTGACGCCGGGGTGCTGACGCCTGACGAGGTGCGTGAGGAATTGGGCCGCGATCCGCTCACGCCCGAGGAAAAGGAAGCGCAAGCGGCACGCAAAGCGCCTGCCGGTGGTAATCAAAATGATGAGGGTGAGCCGCCGGGCGACGACGACGACGAAACCAAGGGCGAGTACTTGGGCAGCCTGATGAAGCGGAGCGCCCCCCGCCCAAAAGCCAAAAGCCCTGCACCCATCAACCGGGATCGCAGGGCTGCGAAGCGTGCCGAGAAGGCCATTCGTTCAGCTATTGAGGCATGGTTTGCCTCAGTGCTGGAAGAAGCCATTGAAGCGACCTCCGAGGTAGGCAAGGCGGCAAGCGAGGGCGAACAGCTTGCTAATGCGCTGCGCCTGGCAGGCTTTGAGGCCTTGGCCGATGCGCTGGCCGACATCTTCATGGATCTGGTCAAGGACGCCGGAAAGCAGGGCCTGACCCAGATCGACATGAACACGCCCGAAATGCTGGCGCTGGTCAACGAGAAAGCAGTGGAGTGGGCCAAGGATCACGCCGCCGAGCTGGTGGGTAAGCGGTGGGTGGAAGGCAAGCTGGTGGACAACCCCAATGCCGTCTACCGCATCGACACCGTGACCCGTGATGGCGTTCGCTCGTTGGTGGATCAGGCCATCGGCGGCGGCTGGAGCAATGAGCGCCTGGCCGCTGCCTTGAAGGACAGCTACGCATTCAGCGCCAGCCGGGCCGAGCTGATCGCAGTCACCGAAACCGCCTTTGCCGACGTGCAGGGCAACATGATCGCTTACGAGGAATCGGGCGTGGTCGTGGGCAAGCGGTGGATCGTGGGCAGTGCTGAAAAGCTGTGCGAAATCTGCGCCGATAATGCCGCTCAGGGAGTGATCCCGTTTGACAAGCAATTCGCCTCTGGACGCCTTGCGCCACCGGCTCACCCACGGTGCCGGTGCGATGTTTTGCCGGTCACCAAAAAGCCGTCACGGGCGTAACAGCTACCCCGTGGCTATCCAAGCGCCCTGAAAGTGCTACATAATCCGAAACAAGGAGCGATCCATGAACATTTTTAAAGCCTTTGCCCCGATCACCAAAGTCGATGACGAGCAGCGCATGGTCTATGGCTATGCGTCTACCGACACCAAAGACAGCCAGGGTGAAATCGTCAAGTCCGACGCCATCGAGGCCGCGCTGCCCGACTACATGAAGTTCGCCAACATCCGTGAAATGCACACGATGTCGGCGGTCGGCGTGGCCAAGTCGGCTGAGGTCAACGAAAACGGCCTCTACATCGGTGCCAAGATCGTTGACGACGCTGCCTGGGCCAAGGTCAAGGAAGGCGTCTACAAGGGTTTCAGCATCGGCGGCAAGGCATTGGAGAAGGCCAACGGCATCATCACCAAGCTGCGCCTGACCGAGATTTCTGTGGTGGATCGCCCGGCTAACCCCGAATGCGTGATCGACACCTGGAAGGCCGAAGCGCTGGACGACGATGTTTCCCTCACCAATGAGGGTGACAAGGCTGATGTGGCAAAGGCTGACGAACAGCCAACCGAAAAGAGTGAGCAGCAAGCCGCCCCGGTGGCTGTCGATCACTTCGGTGAAATCAAGAAATACGACCGTGACGCTGTGGACGCCATGAGCGGCGGCGGCAAGGCCATCTGGGACGCGCAACGCGCCATCGACGCCATGAACTGCGTGTTCGGCTTGATGATGTCCGAGGTGAGCGAGAAGGAAAAGGAACCCGAGCAGATCGCCATTCTGCAACGCGTGCTGGACGGCCTCAAGGCGTTCGTCATTGCCGAGCTGCAGGAAAAGATGGAGAACGGCACGCCAGTCGCCATGGGTGACGGCATCGACAACCTGGACGTGCTCAAGGCCGGTGCCATGTACTCCAAAGCCACCAAGGCAGCCTTGTCGAAGGTGCACGGCATGATCCGCGACTGCGACAAGATGATGAAGGGCATGGGCTACGACGCCGACATGGACAAGGCCGATGCCGCTGAACTGTTGGTGGGCACTGTCACTGCTGACGACGACCTGAAAAAGGCCGCGACTGACCTGGGCCTGACAGTCATTGACAAGCAGCCCCTGGCCGACCTGGCCAAAGCCGCATTTGCAGAGTTGGCCAAGTCCAAGGCCCGCGTGACCGAGCTGGAAGCCCAGCCCGCACCGGCCAAGGCCGCGACCACCACCATCGAGAAATCGGACGACACCAAGGACAGCCTGGCCTCGCCAGCGCAAGTCCAAGGTGATCCAAGTGATCCGCTGTCCATGTTCAAGGCTGTGCTCGCACGGCCCCTCAACATGGTCGGCAACTGAATCAGCGGGCCGTCCTCGGCTAACTGAAACCGCCCGCAAGGGTATTTTTTAACGGAGTGAAAGTAATGAGCACCCAGCAAACCATCGAACTGTTGAAGGCTATGCAGCCCACGCAGCTTGCCGAGGACATCGCAAAGTCGTTCTCGCAAGCTACTGGCCTGGTCTTCTATGACCTGCAACCTGCCGCCAAGACCCTCTACCCGGTCTTGACGCCCCTGCGCAACATCATCCCCCGCACTGCTGCAAACGGTGGCACCGCGACGAACTGGAAACAGATCACCGCTGTCAACGTCAACAACATGCGCCCCGGTGTCTCCGAGGGCAACCGTGGTGGTGTGATTGCTGACGCTGTGCAAGACAAGACTGCCGCCTACCGTGGCATCGGTCTGGAAAACAGCGTGACCTATGAGGCCGACTACGCCGCTCAGAACTTCGATGACGCTCGCGCTCGCGCCAGCCAGTCGCTGCTGAACAGCGTGTTCATCCAAGAGGAGCAAGTGATCCTGGGCGGCAACAACAGCCTGGCCCTGGGCACCACACCCACGCCGACTGTTGCAGCCTCCACCACTGGTGGCACGCTGGCAGCCGCGACCTACTCGGTCATCTGCGTGGCCCTGACTCACATCGCCTGGCGCTACAGCTCGGTGACTGCTGGCCTGACCCTGAACGCTACCCGCACCAACGCTGACGGCTCGACCGACACCGTGAAGTCCGGCCTGGCTCAGAAGTCTGCTGGCGGCACAGCTGCTGTCGCTTCCGGCACCACCGGCTCCCTGACCGCCACTGTCACGCCCGTCAACGGTGCCGTGGCCTACGCCTGGTTCTGGGGTGCTGCTGGCTCCGAGGCCCTTGGCGCGATCACTGCCATCAACAGTGTGGCCATCACTGCCGCTGCTGCCGGTACCCAGCTGGCTTCTGCCCTGCCATCGACCGATGACAGCCGCGACTCCCTGATCTATGACGGCTTGCTGACACAGATTCAGACCCCCGGCTCCGGCTCCATCGTCACCAACCTGGCCACCGGCACTGCTGGAACTGGCACTGCCATGACCAGCGACGGCGCTGGCGGCATCACCCAGATCGACACTGAGCTGGCCAAGTTCTGGGACAACAGCCGCCTGTCGCCTTCGGTGATGTGGTGCTCTGCCAAGACGATGCTGGCCATGAACAAGCTGGTCATCGCCAACGGTGGCGCTCCCCTGATCCGCTTCAACATGGACAACGGCGGCAACCAGACCATCGCTGCCGGTTCCGTGATCGGCACCTACCTGAACAAGATCACCAACCAGCAAATCGCTGTGCGCGTGCATCCCGATATGGCCGATGGCCAGATCATGTTCTGGTCTGACACCGTGCCCTACCCCGTTTCCAACGTGGGCAGCCTGACGCAGATGAAGATGCGCCAGGACTACTACCAGATCGAATGGCCCCGCCGCACTCGTAAGTTCGAGTTCGGTGTGTACGCCGACGGTTTGCTGCAGATGTACTTCACACCGGCCTTTGGCCTGTTGAAGAACATCGCTGTCTAAGCACCCGAGTTTTTCCTTGGAGTGGTGAAGCCATTTCCCCCCGGTCTCACGGCTGGGGGGATTTTTTCAAAGTCCAACCTGCGAGCATGAAATGAGCAAGACCGTAAAGATCAAGCACCCGAGCATCACGTCGTTTTCCCACGACGGCAAGCAATACGACGCCGTGAAAGGCGTGTTTGAGGTGCCGCCCGAGGCTGCAGCTGTTGCTGTGCAGACCTGGGGCTTTACCGATGCGACCCCCGCCAAGGGCGAGAAGCAAGCCCCAGCCGCCGAAGGCGCTGAGTAAGGGGTAGACGATGGCACTGACCACGCTGGCCAAGCTCAAGCAATACGGGCATGTCGAATCCTTTGAGGACGACACCCTGTTGCTGCGCATGATCGAAGCCGCCAGCGCCAACATAGAAACCTACTGCTCGCGCACGTTCCTGTCGGCCAACTACACCGAAGTGCGTGACGGCAACGGCAATCGCCGCATGTCGGTTTCCAATTTCCCGATGACAGCCGTTTCCAGCGTAACCATCAATGACCAGCCGATCCCGTTGCGCACCACCGCGTTGGGCAACGGTTACACGTTCGATGACATCACGGTGAAGCTGTCCGGGTACCGGTTTGACGAGGGCATGAACAACGTGGTGATTGCCTACACGGCGGGCCTGGTTGACGTGCCGCAAGATGTTGATCTTGCCTGCTGCGAAATGGTGATGCTGCGCTACAAGACTCTTGACCGCATCGGCGTGTCGAGCAAGTCACTGGCAGGTGAGTCCATCACGTTCACCAACGACGACTTTTCAGACTCGGTGCGCCGGGTGCTGGACCAGTACAAGACGCTGCACCTGTCATGATTGAAGTTTCCATCCCCAACGCCAAGAAGCTGGAAACCCAGCTGAACGTAGTGCGCCGTTGGCTGTTTGCTGACGTGAAAAAAGAAATTCGCACGGTGGCAATCGAGCTGACGGCTCGGATTAAGCGAAACAAGCTATCCGGTAACCCATTAAAGGTGCAAACAGGGCGATTGCGTCGATCCATCAACTACCGGATGACCGACACAGAAACTGGTGTCGAGGCCCGTGTGGGCACCAATGTCGAGTACGCCCGCATCCATGAATTTGGCTTCAACGGAACGGTCAACGTCAAAGAGTCAATTCGGAACAAAAAGCTGACCGTCAAAGTGCGCGGCCAAGCCACCTACGACAAGAACGGAAAGATGCGTCTTGGCAGGCTGCGCAAAATGGAGCTGATCGGGGACGCATACACTGTCAGGGCACACACTCGCCGCGTCAATATGCCCGCAAGGTCTTTCTTGCGATCCAGCATGAACGAAATGCGAAGCGAAATTAAATCGCGTGTTGCGCAGGCTGTTGGTAACGCTCTTGCCAAGCGACAAACTCCGTCAGAAGGTGGCGCATGAGCATCGCCCGCGAAACCTACTACGGCACGCTGGCCAACAAGCTGAAGGCCATCCCCGGCGTGCGCACGTTCTCGCGCCGCCTTGAACACTTCAATGATGTGCCCGCTGCCCAGCAGCCCGCCATTTACCTCGCCCAGACAGGCCAGGTGCCGCTGTACCAGCCTGGCCGAACGATCATTTGGGAACTGAGCGCCGACATCTACCTGTATGTCCGCGACCCCAAAGGCAAAGACCCTGGCCCGCTGATGAACCCGATCATGGATGCCCTGTGTGACGTGTTCAAGCCCGACAATCTGATGGTGAATGCCTGCACGTTTGGCGGCTTGTGCCACAAGGTTGAAATGGGTCAAATCGCAACGGACGAGGGGACGATGGGTGAGCAAGCGATTGCCATCATTCCAGTGACAATGACGGTGGTGGGCACGCCCATCTGAAACAATTTTTGAAGGAGTCTTGAAATGAATATTGCTGCCGGTTTATTCAAACAGTTGGCCTACAAGGTCGAAACATCATTCGGTGAGGCCCCTGGCCAATCCGGTGGTCAGTTGCTGCGCCGTGTGCAAAGCACGATTGACCTTTCCAAAGAGGCCTACGCCGCGAACGAAAAGCGAACTGACTTCCAGATCGCTGATTACCGTCATGGCGTGCGCCGCGTGCAGGGCCAGGTGACCGGCGAACTGTCGCCCAAGACCTATGCCGACCTGTTCGGCGTGCTGCTCAAGCGTGACTTCGCTGCCGTGACTGCCCTGACCGGCTTGTCGCTGACCATTGCCGGTACCGGCCCGACCTACACCGTGACTCGCGCCGCTGGCGACTTCCTGACCGGTGGCTTGAAGGTCGGTGACGTGATCCGCCTGACTGGCAGCTTCAACGCCGCCAACTCGGCCAAAAACCTGCTGGTGACGGACCTGACGGCCACTGTTGCTACCGTGCTGCCGCTCAATGGCAGCGCCCTGGTGGCAGAAGGCCCCATTGCTTCGGCCACGGTGACCGTGGTGGGCAAGAAGACCTACATCCCCACGACCGGCCACACCGACAAGTCGATTGCCTTTGAACACTGGTACACCGACATCGTTCAGTCCGAGCTGTTCCTGGGCAACAAGATCGGAAAAGCCAGCTTGAGCCTGCCGCCCACTGGCCTGGCCACTGTCGCGTTTGACGTGATGGGCAAGGACGTGGCCGACACATTGGCCAAGCGTGGTGGCGTCGTGGCCACTTCGCAGTACTTCACAACCCCCACGGCCATCACCAGCACTGGCACCCTGGCAGCCGTGAACGGCGTGCTGCGTGCCGCTGGCTCGATTGTGGGCACCGTGACCGGCCTGACAGTGGAAATCAACGCCAACTACACGGGCGACCCTGTGGTGGGTGCCAACGTCATCCCCCAGATGTTCCCTGGCAAGGTGAGCGTCACCGGTCAGTTCACGGCCTACTTTGAGAACGTCACCCTGCGTGACGCCTTCATCAACGAGACCGAGATTGACCTGATCGGCGT